ACAAATGGATCAACAATCCTCAAAGCGAAGAGCCTCCTCGTCAAATTGATTTTGTTTCTTTGGTACAAAATTTTAGTACGATTAAGATGTTCAAAATCGATTTGAATGAATACCGACAAGGTTATCGTTTGCATCCATATGGTCGAGACATTTATGGTTTAGAAGTGGCTCCGTCAGAAGCATACGAAACATTTTCAGATGACTACACACTTAACACTGTGTATGAAGATGCTCGTGATCTGGGTGATGAATATCCCCGATCAACACCTCTTGCTATTGTTAAGTTCAACAAAGAAGAATATAACCTTGCGAAAGAAAAGCACGCTCAATATTGGACTTGGAAAAAGAATCGTAATGAAGTTCGTAGCGCACTTGAAGAAGAACATGGTTATGATACAAAACACGCAATGCATCTTGTTCGGCTACTACGGATGGGCAAAGAAGCTCTTGAAGAGGGAGTATTGAAAGTTAAACGTCCAGATGCTGCCGAGTTGTTAGAAATTCGTGCTGGCGCATGGACGTATGAACAGTGTATTGCTTACGCGAAAGAAATGGATGAATTAATCCGTGGAGAACTATATAATACGACAAAGTTGCCGAAGAAGCCAGACCTTCTTAACGCAGCAAATGTCCTAATGGAAACACAAAGGCTAATATGGAATGGGTAAACTGCAGGATTTATTTACAGAACGAGAAATAGCATATTCGAAATACGGTGATCTGATTCTCCAACATTTGGAGACGAATGTCATTCCTGCAATTTTAGAAATTCTTCAATTAACTGAGCAAGAACTGCCAAGGCTAATGTGGCGAGGTGCGCGCATAATTGAAAACCATGTTTTGTTGTTTGCAGACATTACATATCAACCTGGTGACGTCCTCAAGGATGAAAAAACATCTGTTACTCTAACAATGGAGATGGCTTTGATGTTGAGCAAGGCTATTAAAGTTGCCCTACCGTTGGATTTAGCGGAAACTGCAACAACAGAACAACTAGTTAATTACCTAAAAGAATCTGAGAAAAAGTTACGCGCAGCGTATGAAGCAGCGTATGGTAACGAGAACCAAGAAGCCTTAACTGAAGCATTAACTGAAGCAACGCGAAGTCAGCTTGGTTGGGACATCGACCCTGACCTATTAAATGAAGTATTGGAGACGGTGCAAGATTTTGAGATTGACTCACTGTCCGATGAACAACAAGAGGCATTGATGCTTACACATCTCGGGCAACATAGTAAAGGAAAAGTAAATTGAAAGAACAATGGATTTTAACAACCGAGCGCATGCCAGATCCTGGTATGGTATTGGTCTTTGACACTCAATGTAAAGTGACACAAGCGTACTGTTCAGGCAATTCGTTCCATGAGCCATGGGGTGATGAGTATCCTGGCAGCAAGCAACCAAAATATTGGATGCCATTACCACCTTCACCAAGAGGACATATAAATTGAGCTTAATTCAACAACTAGGAGAAGACTATAAAAATCTACCCGCTATCCTAGAAGAATATGAAAGGGGGTTAGAAGAAGTTGAACCTCATTTATTAATTGAGGGTAAAAATTTAGAAGCTGCTAACGCTGAACAAGCTGGTTGGCAGTTATATTATGAATCCCGTCGTGCCGACTTATATTCTTTAGTTAAATTCTTTGAAGCGAAAACAGCGGCTGTACGAGGAATGTTATTCAAAAAAATGAACACATATAATCAGTCATTATCTGATAGACAAAAAGACAAATACATCGACAACGAAGAAAAATACTTAACACAAATCGAGATATATCTCGAAATCAAAGAAGTATACGAAAAATACGAGGCAGTGTGTGACGCTTTTCGGTCACGCGGATATGCGCTCAATAACATAACAAAAATAAGAGTAGCGAGCCTAGAGAGTGTTATTATCTAGAACAGTAAAAATAAAAATATTAGACGAAGTAAATTGTGTCCTGATTGGGTTAGCGCCTGACCATCTTTCGTTCTTTTGGGACGAATATTCGAGAAAGGCACCAAACTATTTCTTTAATCCAAAGTACAAACTCGGTCAATGGGATGGTAAGATTCGCTATTTCCATAAGACAGGGAAGACGTACGTTTATTTGTTGAATGATATTGTTCCACAGCTAATTGGGTTGGGATACAAGATTAACTTAATCGATGATCGCGTAAGCGACGTGCCAACACCTCCCCTAATTGATGAAAATTATTTCAAACATATTTTTCATCCTGAGTGGAATGAATACATTATTTTCCGTGACTATCAAGTCGATGCTGTCAACGCAGCCATTACTCAAGGTGGTGGCATTATTATTGCTGGTACAGGGGCAGGTAAAACACTTATGTGTGCTGCCCTTGTTGATAGTTATGGTAAATTTGGTAAAAGATCACTAACGATTGTTCCTTCAAAAGATTTGATTGAACAAACAGCCGCTGAATATGAGATTTGTGAGCTAGATACTGGTAGATACTACAGTGAAGTAAAAGACGTTAACCACCAGCACGTTGTTTCTACATGGCAATCACTACAGAATAACCCAATGCTATTATCTGAATTTGGTATGATTATTGTTGATGAATGTCATGGTATTAAAGGACAAGTATTACAAAAACTTCTCAACGAGGATGCCCCTCATATTCCTCTTCGATTTGGATGTACAGGTACACTACCAAAGGCAGAAACAGACGCGATGGCTGTTCGTATTACTATTGGAGATGTTCAATATGTAATTACAGCAAGAGAACTAATGGACCAAGGACCTGTCTCTTATACACAT